AGAAATTGAACAGATGATATCCACGATTCAAGCGGGCTCTTCTGCCGCGGTCGAATCAATGCAAAAGAGCACGTCCGAGGTTTATAGCACGCGAGATACTGCAGAACATGCAGGCCAGTCGCTACGCCAAATTATTGATTCCGTGCTCGAAATTAACGACCGGAATATCCAGATTGCTACCGCGTCTGAGGAACAAGCTCACGTGGCGAGGGATGTTGATCGCAGCCTGATAAGCATCCGCGACCTTGCAGTGCAGAGCAGTGAAGGCACTCGCCAAACACTCACAGCGAGCAACGAACTTTCTCGCCTGGCCGTCAACTTGAACGATCTGGTTCTTCGCTTCAGGACGTAGGAGGTGGTCGCAGAGAAGGAAATGCAGCACCGGGCAAGGCCGGGCACGGGGTAGTCCATGGAACGTATTCGGCTTCGCGGCCAAGTGATTGCAAACCTTAACATCAGCGACGTCACTGGATGGTTTTGCGCCGGTTTTGCACAGCCACAAAAAAGCCGATCTAACTGATCGGCTCGAGTGACTGATTTTACTCACGAATAATGGTCGGGACGGAGTGATTCGAACACTCGACCCCTAGCACCCCATGCTAGCGGACGTTCCGAAATGCCTTAAACAGCAACACCTTACGTAGGCGCCCACTGCAATCGACGCCTAACGATGTTGGACGGGGATTCACTAACCCCCGCAATTCTCCCTACAGGCTTTCGTCTTGGATATCCCTGCGCCCGGCGTTCTGCCGAATGAACACAAGCCACCAAAAAGCTAGAAATTCATGAGATGCACCCTCGCCCATTTCGGCCAAAATCGATCAATTTCGAAGGACTGATAACGATCCAGGCCTAGGAAACATGGCCACGGCCCTATCCAAGGCGCCCTTCCAACGTAAAATCTGTTTTCGCGAGATAGCCCAGCAAACTTGAAATCCTCGTAGCAGAAGGGTCTTCATGCCTCTATCAGGTAAAGCCCAGGCCCAGGTCTCCTTTTACAAAACCCCGAGCAAAATCCGCATGTAACAAGTGGTTCTAGTGCGATATAAGCAGTTGGCGGCACGCTAGCGAAACTGTAACTAATTGAAAATTAGCAATTTTCTAGCACACCTTGACTAGGTAGCAATGTCGCCTAAATATTTAATTACAATCCTACTTGAATCCTTTGACGGTCTCGACTACACCTATATCCATTCACTCGATCACAGCGACCGATTAAGGAATTATTTAAGTTTAAAGCACCAAAGAATATTTGACAGAGATCTTGCACGATCCTGCTAAATTTGCTGAGCATATGACTAACATAGGTATTCTTGTTATGCATTCGACTTTATAGCCAAACATAAATTCCAGCTCTCCATTCATCAATCAAATGTAGCCCAACGAGTATCAAGAGGATATCAACATGGCGAAGCGAAAACTAACTTTCGTCAAAGCGGGACACCAAGATGCTTCCGAAGTGACAATCAGCACCGGGACGCACATTGCTGCTGTCGCACCAGTCTTGGCGCGCGAAACTTATACTATTTCCTACCCAACGGGAGGAGGAGGAGACGCTCTTAAGGAGAAGTTCGCTGCTGCCGCGCAAGCCATAATTGACGACGCAGATGCACGAGGAGTGCAGATTGGAGAGCCATGAGCATGAATTTTTCTAGCCTTCAAGCATTGTTTGGAAACGGCGAACTACCCACAGTCGTCAGCGACTCATTGTATGTTCTCAACCGTTTCGGGGAGTGCGGTTTTAGGACACTTCGTTGTGACGAAGTGAGTACTCGTAGTGTTGAAGCTCCCAGGGATGTGCTTCTGATTCCGGCCATACCGTCAGTGCATCCCGACATAGAATTGATTTCTGCGCTGGAAAAATCCGCTGTACTGGTCACCCCCTTGTTAGCATTCGCGAATGGGACAAAAGAGGTGGATTACCTGATCAGACGCCTTTCCAAGCTTTCTTTTGAAGCTGCTTGCAAACAAACTTTAGACACAGTGGAACATATTCAGCACGCTAATTTACCGATTATAGTGGAGTCGCCTGGGTGTCACTTGATGATTGAATTGGGTGACAATGTCGACCTGATGGTTCCCAAAGTTTCCGCCAACATAAGTACTGGCCAGTTCATTAGTATAATTCAATATCTGGAAATCGGTTTGGTTCCGAATTCAGATAATAGCTCCTTTGTAGTAAATGGTACATTGTTGTGTGAGGGAATTACCGTGGCACACCATTTGCATTCACACTATCAATCTGGCCCTATAGCAGATGAAGCTTGGCGCCGTTTTGATAATCTTCGATTGAGTGGACGTTTCCCGTTAGTACTCGAAGTTAAAAATTCGCGATTACGCTCAATCTTCACTCGCGATGGCGTGGATGTCTTGGATATTATTTTGCCACTGACAGATGAAGTGATGCAGGGTGGATTGACAGAGGTTGGATTCGGTTCTTTATTCCACAGCGATGATACAGACTGGACTATAAACTCCCAACTAAACGAACCAGCTGGGGGAGTTCACCTAGGCATCGGTGCGGGAGAAAGCGCCGCGCATATAGACTTTGTTTCTCCTCGCGCTATTTGCCATTGGGGTGCAAATTAAGGATATCTTGCAGTGTCGCACCGCATTTAATTATTTCGCCTCCGCCTTCCCGGTGGCTAATTTGGCAGAATTCTGCGGCCGCTGAAGGGTCGCGTTGGGCCGAGAGTTGGCACTTATAGACTTAGAATGGTCCCTTGAGCGCTAACTGATAAGCTGTTCACTCCACCAGAGGAACGTCGATGCCCAACTCAGACCTGCTCCCCTCCTTACTCTCCAAGCTTTACGAAAACCAGCTGGCCCTAGAAGCTTCGATCATGGAGCTATCGAATTGGGTTGAACAGCATGGCTCCGCCGAGGTCGCAGAAAATATCCGGGGTGCGCTGCACACCATCGACGGCAACGAAGAGTTCATCAAATTGACGCTCGCAGTTCTCATGGCACCGGAGTAATCGCTACTTGCAGGCCACTGACCAGAGCTGGTCCAGCTTGGTGGTGTAGCTCTGGCTCATCATTTCCCGCCTCATGCCCCACTCAGGATTGGTAGGCACGCTGGCCGACCGCAGCGTTCCCCTTCCCCATCGATCGTTGATCTGGTCCAGCACTGACATTACTCGCGTCGCTTCTGCCGGCTGCGAGACCGCGAACAGATCATCGGTGTACTCGCCAGGCTGGCAGAGGTTTAGCAGCATCACCTCGGCCTTGCTGTACTTGAATCCTGGTCGGTAGATATGGTCGAGCGCATCAACGGCGGCATTGGTGAGTAGCCGAACGTCATCGGTTGGATACGGCATGTCCACCACCACCCCGTTCGCGTACTTGGCCTCATCCGGATTGAACATGCCCGTTCGGATGCAGACACGCACTTTCTTGCAGAGCGAGTTCTGCGCCCGGAGCTTTTCCGAGGCTCGCATCATGTAGGTGGCCACCGCCTCTTTGATCGGGGCAAGCTCGGTCAAGCGCATGCCAAACATCCGGCTGCAGCAAATCTCTTGCTTCGGCGGATCGGGTTCGTCCAGCTCCAGACACGAAGTGCCAGCCAGCTCCCGCGCCGTCTTCTCGATCACCACGCTGAATTTTTTCCGGAGTGTCCAAGGATCGGCTTTTGCCAGGTCCATTGCGGACTTAATGCCCAGGACGCCGAGATGGACTTTCATTTTGCGACCCACGCCCCACACCTCAGATACATCGGTGTTGCGCAAAACCCAATCACGCTTCACCGGGTCGGTGATGTTTACCACTCCCCCGGTCTGAGCCTGCAAGCGTTTCGCCGTATGGTTCGCCAGCTTGGCCAGGGTCTTCGTATTGGCGATGCCGACACCAACGGGAATGCCGGTGCAACGAAGTACTTGGGCACGGATCTGCCTGCCGAGTGCGTCAAGTTCGCCAATCCCAGTGAGGTCGGCGAAGGCTTCGTCGATGCTGTAGATCTCGACGGCGGGCACCATGCTCTCGATCAGCGTCATGACCCGCTCACTCATGTCACCGTACAAAGCGTAATTTGAGGAAAACGGGACAATGCCGTGTTGCTTGAGCTTGTGCTTAATCAGAAAATACGGCTCGCCCATCTTGATGAAAGGCTTCGCGTCGTAGCTTCGGGCGATGACACAGCCGTCGTTGTTGCTGAGCACCACGATAGGAGTTTTGGCTAGGTCGGGCCGAAACACTCGCTCGCAACTGGCATAAAAGCTGTTGCAGTCGATCAGCGCGAATACCGGCGGATTAGACATGGCTACGTACTGTGCTGGTGATCACACCCCAGATAGACAGCTCGTCGCCTTCCAGCACGTAGCGTGCGGGGTACTTAGGGTTTTCGGATAGCAAGATCACTTCCTTGCCACGCTTGCACAGTCGCTTGCACATAGGGTCATTGTTGAGCAACGCCACCACGATATGGCCGTGGGCCGGCTCAATGGAGCGGTCCACCACTGCCAGGTCACCCTCGAATATTCCGGCGCCCTGCATGCTTTCGCCGGTGATCATCACCAGGTAGACGTGCGGAGCCCTGATGTTGAGTACTTCATCCAGAGAAATATGCTGCTCGATGTGATCGGCTGCAGGGGACGGAAAGCCGGCCGGTACATGAAACGAGCAAAGAGGCAGTTTTACGCCGCCGCTGGCAATTGGACCCAGGATGTTGAAGCTCATGGTGCTGCCTTATACAAATACTGTACGGACATACAGTTAATATCGTAGAAGGGATTGCGGTCAATTTCGTGTAAGAGATATCTGACAAGCGGGCGGTTCAAGCCACCTCTTCGGTGTACGCGGTGCTGGCCTCGGCCACCAGCTCGCGCCACTCGGCAGTGTCGATGATTCCTCGGCTTTTGAGATCATCAGTCATTGCCAGGCGGGTCTCGTATCTGTACTCGGGCGTCCCGCTAACAAACGCGGGGTCATCATCGAGGGCAAGCCAGACTCTAAGCTCGCTTATCTGCCGAATATCGAAGGTCATGACGAATCGCACACGTAAAGGTCTACCGTGTAGGGATGGGCGGCAGTGAACCGTTCCAAGCACCCGACGTGTGGAGAAGTCTATGTGTGGCCGATTTGTTCAGTACGAAGGGATGGCGATCTATATCCAAGAGCTGAGCCCTCAGATCGAGTTATTCAGTGGCTACGATGCAGAACCGATTAACCGATTCAACGTCGCACCTACGACGCGTGTTCAGGTGCTGCACAGCAAAGAGGATAGGTTGCACATTGATGCTGTGCATTGGGGATGGGCGCCATTCTGGGCGAAGGGAAAGCGGCCTGATCCGATAAATGCTCGGGTCGAGACCGTGACTACGGGGAAGTTCTTCAAACAGCTTTGGCCGACTGGCCGTGCAATCGTACCCAGTGAAGGCTGGTATGAATGGGTCAAAGACCCAGACGACCCGAAAAAGAAGCAGCCCTACTTCATCAGGTTGAAAAGCAGAAAGCCCATGTTTTTTGGCGCCTTGGCCCAGATTCACCCAGGCCTAGACCAGCACGAAGGTGACGGCTTCGTCATCATCACCGCTGCCAGCGACCAGGGCATGGTCGACATACATGACCGCCGGCCATTGGTGCTTACCCCTGAGCACGCCAATGAATGGCTCGATCCTGACCTCTCGCCCGCGCGCGCAGAGGAAATCGCGAAAGAGCTGTGCCAGCCTACGGAACAGTTTGAGTGGTTCCCTGTTGGCAAAGCGGTGGGCAATGTGAGGAATCAGGGTCCAGAGCTTATAGAGCCGGATCCGTCAGCTGAAAAACCACATGACGAACACGACGGCGGTGACCCAGCCCAGGGTAAGCAGAAATGACAGACCTGCAAGCTGCTTATCCATGCTCTCCCTTTTCGATTGACCTGGTAATCGCAATACGAACGCCAGGCCTAATAGTAGTTCAGTGGTCTCAGCGCGCCACAGCCCTGACGTACGCCTGGCATGCCCGCAGCGCTATCAGTCCTTGGTCGCCGGCGTCGGTGATGGAGATAATTCTTTGAGCATGCGCTGGGTCAAGTTGGGCTCGACGGGCTGCATGAACCACGCTGAAGGCGCCGGGGGCGGTAGGCACGTTACAGCCACTGGCTGCATCCTCGGCAAGGAGGACTGACAGCCGGACATCAGCAGTAGCAAGCTGGTCGCGCAGGCGAGCCTGGTTGCGCTGGGCATCGGATAATTCCTTGGTATGTTGTTGGTCGGAGGTGGCCAGGGCTAATTCGGTGGCCAGGCGCTTGTCCTGCTCGGTGCGTGCCTGGGCGGCAGCGGCATTGCTGATTGCCGCCAAATCTTCCTGGTGTAGGCCAGCCTGCTCGGCGAGCTGCTTGCCCATGCGCCAGCCCTGAACCTGCCAGGCCACGCCCGCGGCGCTGGCCATCAGCACCAGGATCAGCATCACCAGCCCGGCCAGCTTCTGCACAGGCGTCATGCCAGCACCTCTTTCGCCCGCTCCCACAGTTGCAGGCGATCGGCCAGGCCGGTGAGCCCACCATTGATGCGCCGCGTGATCTTCGTGAACTCACCCTGATCCGCCAGCGTGTTGAGCCCCTTGGTGGACCAGAACCAGGCCGCCGACATCGCTGCGTGCTGGGGCAGCTCAAGCAACTCCGGCTTGCCGATCAGGTCCAGGCCCAGCGCTTCCCCGCACGCCGCATAGTTCGCGCGCCCGGTGATCTGGATCAGGCCACGGCCACGATATTTGGAGCCGTCCCCTTTGACGATGTTGCCCAGGTCGGCACGACCTTCGTACGTGAGCTGCTGCGCGGTGGGCCCCCAGATCTCACGCACGTAGCGCAACTGGCCGGACTCATGCCCAACCTGGGCGATGAATGCGGTGGCGCGCGCGGTGCCCACGATGCCGTAGCGGTTCATGGCCGTGTTGAGCGCAGGAACAAAAACGCCGGCATTGCGGCCGGCGTTCGGGAGGATCTGCAGCAACTGCTGCTCGGTGATCGGCATGGCTTTCTCCAGGCAATAAAAAACCCGCTCATGGCGGGTGGCGGTGGTCAACCGGTAGTTACTCCGGGGCAATCGGCCAGTCGATGTTCTGCGGGTAGTTCGCCTGTTCGGGCACTCGACTCAGCGCCACCCGGTACTTCTTCCACGCCTTCAGAGAAACGACCTCTTCTGGCGTGGCCTCATCTACATCTACGGCATCCTGCAAAGGGACGATGGCGTAATCAGCCACGGCACGTAGATGCGCAAGCCGGGCAATTGCCTCCTCGATTGGGTTAGCGGTCGGCGGCGGCGCTGGCTCCGGGATAATCAGAGGAGGAAGGGCCTCCACCACAATATGCAGAGTGATACTGTGCGCCAGGTCTGCCGGCTCGCCATTCTTCGCGACGCTGACAGCCAGAACCCCTTCGTTATAGCTGATCGCGATAGAGCTATCAGCATCTGCCTGGTTCAGGACATAGCCCCACCCGAGGGGCGGAGGAACCATGCCGAGCGTACCGTGCACCAGGTACTGGCCAGGGCCTGGATGCTCAGTGGTGATCGTGTCTACGCCCAGCGAGGTCACATCGATGAGGGTGCCATCGGCACCGAGAATATTGATTGCAGCGCGAGTGGTCATTTAGATCGCCTTCAGTGTGCCGTCGGAAGCCCGCGTAGTGTTGCCGGTGTGGTATATCTCCACCCAGGATGTCGCTGATGTCTGGCTTTTGACGATCGAGCGCATGAACATTTTGTTTTCCGAAATTCCCAGCGCGAGTTGAGATTGCCATCGCGGGTCGGTACCCCAGTCCGTGCTAAGTAATTGCAAAGCAGGGTATGGGGCATTTGTCGCGGAGCTGCAGCTGTACAGCCCGGTCTGTCGGGAATTGTTCATGTTACCGCTCTCGAGAATCGACGAGCCCAACCATCCGCCAGCACCTACTTCCATAAGGTTGGTTGCAGCAACACCAACTCCGCGCGTAGAAGCCGTTCCAAGGCCAAGGCTTGTCCGAGCCTCAGCCTGAGTAGCACCGCCAGTACCGCCTTTATCCACAGGCAGAACATCGTAGTTACCGGTCGTTCCGAGTGCTGCAAGTTTGTTGCCGAATTGATTTACAAAGCCGTTGAAAGCATCAGACAGCATCTTGTCGTAGCCCTGAACGGGCATGACGGCATAGGCAGCCCCACTTACCGTGGCGCCTTTATATGCTGGAAGAATCGATAGAACCGTAGCACTGGCTACGTTCGCTACTTCGTAAGTCGCGCCATCCGGACCAACAAACGAATCTCCATTGCGACAGCTTGCAGCGAAATCAACATTGGCACCTACTACAGTAGTGCTCCCGTTTTGAACGGATACTGTTCCAGACCGTTGCCAAACCATATTTCTCTCCAGGCAATAAAAAACCGCTAAAGGCGGTCATCGAGTTGCGCTCATTTTTAGGCGTTCTAGGAAACTTTCTTGGCGAATACTACCGGGACGAACATATAAACACTAATGGCCGCACCAATTGCAAACATTAAAATCCTGTCGTTCTCGTACTCCCAAGAGCAATACAACTTAGACGCCCTTGTCGATGAACCACCAACATCCATACCAATATTGTTCACCAACATGTAATCCCCCGAGGAAAGGCTAGAAGGCGCAGTCCAGTTGCCTCTGGTCAACCCCTGTCCAGTCTGACTTGAACCGAGAAACGTCCAGCCCGTGATGGTCCGTGTAAATTGCGCACAGGGGGTGCCGCTATCAAACAGAAGATTTGTCGACCCATCCCAGAGCCGCAATCCATAGTTCGCTACTTCTCTGGCTTTGAAAGCCGCACAAAAATAGTTACCAACACCTCCCCCGAGGAAAGAAAAGCCCGTCCAGTTTCCAGGAGATCCGCTGATCGTGGTGTACTGGAATGTCGTAGATGCGTCAGGACGGACAAATACCAACGGTGGTTCTTGTGTAGTGATTGCGGGTGAGAATGCTGCACCACCTGAGTATCTTCCGGACTGCAAAACTACAAGTCTAGAAAATTCAGAGTCAAGCGCTACAACATCATTATTATTTTTGAACTCTAGTCCGTAGGCCATCAACGATACCTCATAACAAGTAACCGCTGAGGACCCAGACCGACTATTCCGTTCGGTTGCATTCTATTCCCAAACCAAACTGTCACACCGTTAGTATTCACCTCGGGCTCATACTGAACTGCGTAATTGTTTTGGGCAGTCGGGTCTTGTGGATAGGCGCCGACCGGTATGCACACAGCAGAATGAGTGGCCGGCGATACTCCGGGGATGGAGATAAAAGTGCTCCTGTTACCACCAGTCACAAATGCGACTATCCCGGTGTAAACGATCCTGACCGTGAACGACGTCTCATCTAACTCAAGACTGCCCGTCGGCCCCCATATCCGCATCCCTGAGCTCATTCTGTGAGATCCCCAATTTGAACCCGTTTGACATTGTTGACGTCCCAGAAACGCAATGACCTATTCGTCATTGTTGAGCGGCCCTGCCCCGGCACAATCCCGTTGATTTCAAAAGTGCCGTCCTTTTTGAGAATCCACCCCTGCTGACCCGCGATGTAGTTGGTCGAACTGATGTAGGCGCCAATCTTCGCGTTGGTGATCGTGCCGTCCTGGATGAAAGCCGAATTGATAAAGGTCTGCCCGCCGGTTACAGCGAATGGCGAAACAGGCGTTCCGCTCGCTAGGTTCAGCAACATGAACGTGTCGGCCCGCACAACGAACTGCGACGAAACCCCAGAAGGATCCACCTGCAGGCCGAGCCCGAACGATGCTGCGTACTTCTGGCCGCCGGCGGTGGTCTCCATCTTCACTGACCACAGCGTCTGCAGTTGCCCGTTGGTGTTGGCCAGAGCCGATGACGTCTCTTGAATTGCCGAGGTGTTCTGCCCAACAGTCGCTTGCAACTGCGTGGTCTTGGTGGCCTCTGCCTCGATGTCAGTCGCTCGGACCTTGCTCTCTTGGACAATGGCGGCGGTGTTAGCCCAGCCCTTCAGTGCATCAGCCTTGGCTCCACTGCCGCTATCATCACGAGCGGAGGCACGCAGGGCGTTTGTGGTGCTGGCCTGGGCCGTGACAACACCGTCCAGTTCGTTGATATCGGCGGTATTGGTGGCCACCTGCTGGGCAAGGCCGTTTGCCGTCTCGACGGACTGCCCAACGTCCGACCAGTAGGTGGCATTTGGTGGTGGATTGTTGACCGGGACATTCACCTTCGCCTGGTAGATGCGATCCGACTCCACCACCATCTGCCCTTTCAGGTAGACCTGGTTAGCCACGTAACCGCCCAGTGCGTCCAGCGCGTCGATCTGGTCCTGCAGGCCGTCAAGCTCGCTCAGCAGCTCCTCACCGAGCTCGGTCTTGCTGATCTTGCCAGCAAGCATGTTCAGGATCGGCCCAGCATCCGAGCTGGCCTGGCCCATAACACCGCCCACCACTGGATAGAACGGGCCAACGTTGCCGGTACGGTCCACCAGACGCGCCCAGAAAAAGAACTGTGCGCCCGCCAGCAGCGACTGCATGCGGTAGTCGGCCTGCGGATATGCCAGGTCGGCCAGCTTGGTTGCGACGCCCAGGTCGTTCGCGGGGCCATACCACAGCTCGGTGCGCTGCGTGTCCTCCGCACCTGGTGGGAAACCCCACTTGATGCTGATGCCGAACAGCTCGCTGGTGGTGGTGAGCGACGACACCGCCGGCGGCAAGCCAACCTTCCCTTCCAGGTTGGTCAGGTTAGAACTCTTCCAGATCGAAGAGATCTCGAAGGCGCTCACCGAGCGAACCCGGGCCAGGTAGGCGCCCGAGTAAATGCCGGTGACGTCAACGCTTGTCGCGCCGGTGCGCTGCAGCTTGATCCAGTTGCCGCTGTCCTTGCGCCACTCCACGTCATAGGCGACAGCGCCGTTCACAGCAGGCCACGAGATGTTCATGGTGCTGATCGCCAGGCCCTGATCCACGGAGTAGTTCGAAGTAATGTCGACGTTCGCCGGAGCAGGAACTACGGTGATCGGCACAACACTGATTGGCCGCTCTTCCAGCCGCGCGCCGGTGTCGATGTGATTGAACTTGCTCGGGTCGTACTGAACGGCCGAGATTTCAAACACGCCAGGCTCTGGCCGTGCCACGCTTACCACGCGATAAAGCGGGATGGCCAGGTCGTCAGCATCCAGCGCCCACACTAACTCGCGCTCAGGCGCAACGGAGTAGGCAACGGTCACAGTAATCTGCCGGCCACTGACTAGCTGCACGGTGCGGCCCTCGCACTTGCCGTCGGGCAGGTTGAGAATAAGGCGGTCGCCTGGCTTGGCCTGGGTGTCGCGGTCCAGGGTGATGACCTTGCCGTCCACCGCCGAGATGCGACCGCCCACCGGCCGGCCGGCCAGCAGTTCGTCAGCGATCGGGATTACGTACCCTGGCAGCGGGATGCGACCGTCGAGGCCGACCTTGAAGGTAACGGCCCGATCCTTGGAGTTGGTGAGCAGCGCCCATTTACCGCGGCGCTGTGCCTCTGATTCACGAGTGCAGCCGATGGCGCTGATCTCGAGCGGATTGTCGCCATAACGCCGCTGGAGCTTGGTATCCGTCACGGCAGTGACGTCGGTGTCGAAGTTGTTCCCCGGGTTGTCGTAGCTGATCAGTGCGCGGGTGTAGCGGGTGCGCTCCGACGCGCTGGAGTAAGTGAACTTGCCGTCGATCGCGCTCGCCCGGGTGTAGGCGAAGTCGAAGTCGGTAGCGCGCGGCATATCCGCCAGCGTGAATACCTGGCCCTGGGCCCAGTAGGTCATGCCGCGGTAAATCGCCGAGATATCGCGCAGGAGCGACCACGCGTCAGCCTTGCTCTGCAGGTTC